ATATATGCCTACCTCTGCAATAGCCTTACTCAAATCGCGCTTGCGTAAACCAAAAGGTTTCATTTTTTCTCCTCGCTTCTTTTGAAAGCTTTGTGATGTGCCGAGCTACGGTAAAAGCTCAGCACGCTTAATAATAATGTCTACCGTAGACATATTACAACGTTTAAATGTAATTCTGAAGACGATTCTTTTGGTAATAAGGAAGAACCGCCAAAACCCCATCTAACCTTAAGCGGCTAGAGCGTAAACGTCATCATTTGCGTTTATTTTAAGTTTAGTTTTTACGTCTACTCTGACGATCCTCCACGTGCCTTCAGTCGTCTGTCGAATCCAGAACGACCCCATCAACAACACACTCGCTAGAACAGTGAACAACAGATGGATGATCTATTATCACTTTAAATTGTTTACCACAGGTGATACAACTTCTGAATGTGTTCTTGGTGGAGTCGGGGGGAGTCGAACCCCCGTCCAAACTTCCTATTTCACGTTTCAACGAATTCACAATATTATATATAAAGTTTTGTTTCTTAAAGTAACAATATTTGGTAACACGTTTCCATTTTATTCAAAAAAAGTGTGACTAAATGTTTGCCCTTTATATCTAAAAGTAACTACTGAACCACGCTGTTCTTGGAATGGTTCTTCCCAACAACGTGGACCCATTTGAATATTACGAGCAACTCTTTGTCCCAATATAGTTCCAATAATTGTTGCTGCTGTTTGACCTGAACCATTACCAATTTGATGGCCAGCAATTCCTCCAACAACACCGCCTATCAATGGATCAACGTCACTGATAGTATTTTGATTTGGAACAGCTTCACACACTCGACGATATACTGTAACAAATCGTGGTTTTACATTTTCAACTGTTGCAACTTCTTCTTGAGCATAAGCACAATTAGTAAAAAATCCAACACTAAAAAATGTTATTGCACATAGAGATTTTTTCATTTTATTCTCCTATTATCCTATGATAAAGTTCTTTCCAGTTTTGAACTCGTGGAACACTTGTTGTATAAGCATTATGACTATGTGCCATTAGTACAGCATTCAATCCAAAGCTAAGTCCACACTCAGCATTTTGTGGCTTATCTTCTATCCACCAGCAACCAGTACCTTCGTATTTAGCAAGTGCTTCATCTTTATCAGCACCACATGGTAAATAAACAAATGTTTCAAATGCAGTTGGACCAAATAATTCCGTAAGGTTCTTTGTTCTTAAGTGCTGAGCATATTCATCATCACTCAAAGATGTAATTGCATGAAAAACATAACCATGCTCTTCGTGTAATTTCTTAATATACTTTATTGCATCTCGAAAAGGTGGAACTCGACGAATTGTTGCCGATTCATTAAACATCCGGCAAAGCTTTTTTGCTTCAGATCGTTCAAGACCATATTTGAGATCCATTTTATATTCGCCATTTACAAAGATTTCATAGCCGTGGCGTTTCATCCAACGATCGAAAGAGTGTTCCCAATCAAGGATAACACCATCGCAATCGGTTAATATAACTTTATTCTTCATTCTTAATCCTACTATAAGTATACTGAGAATGGATGTCTGTAACTATTGCGTTCCATTCTTCTTTTCCAAAAAACAATTCTGCCGCTTTTTCTGATTCAAAGATTTTAGTGATATATCCATTCGATACAATAATTTTATCGCGGTCAAAATTAATCATTATCTTCCCACTCCTCGAATTTAACAATGTCGCACAGCCTATCAAGCATCTTTTTACCGTAATCGGTAAACAGCAAACCGTGATTGTAAAGCCAATGTTCCACGTCTTGAGCGTGATAGAATTTTTCGTCTTGGACCAACCAGCGAAGAGCTGTTTCTTCGTCATTGGCACCTAGACCAATAGTCATAGCAACCAAGTTTTTAAATTTCTTGATTGCAACCTGCTCGTCTATCTTGCGCTGCTTTTCTTGCTCAATAACTTGATCTTCGAGATCGTCAGCGGTTCTTTCCAGCTCTTCGTCTGACATAGCATCGAAGTCCATCCAACGCGGCTTAACGCCATACACCGACTTATACTCGTCGTAAATGTATGATGAGATCATATCTCGTTCTTTTTGAGTGAGGGTGGCTTGGCTCATTATATTAACTACTCCAATAAGTTTCAGAGGAAGGTGAACAATAGTATGGAGTATCTGAACGCTCCATAAATTTCTTACCAGTCATTAAATTCGTTTTTTCAACCATCGTTACAATATTGTTGTTAAATTCTTCTAACGAAGCAACAGCATATTCTCGATCGTATTTTTTATTCAGCGATGATTTAGAAATGGAAGCACCACGTTTCGTTTCAAATTTTGTGTTATCAGCGTGGTTATTGACGTTGTATACTATAAACATATTCATTCCTCAAAAGTTGAAAGGGTCATGCAGTAGCTTTGAAGCTCTAGCCTTGTGGCGCCAGTAAACCCTTTCTTTCATCATTTTATAGATATATTCTACATCAGGTATCTGAGAAAGTACACAGTTTTGTGAAAATATTTTTTCCTTACAAATCAATAGGTTATAACTTGAACGGCTCTAAGTGATTGATTTGTAAGGAAAAAATAAATTGTAACAAATTGTTACAGCGTAAGTGATTGATTTGATTGATAAAACTGTGGAGGGTCTCCCCTCCACGAGTAATATTTCCTAACCTCCTTAATGACTTAAGTGATAATCTTTCATCTCATCAATTTTGCTCTGCAAATACTCCATTTTTCGTTGAATATAAAATGCCTTTTGAGTATTACCAGATTTCTCCAAACGTTTCATATAATATTCTAATTCTCTAGTATCTTTCTTCAATCTTTCGATTTGAACTACCATATATTATATACTTCTCCCTATGAGTTGATGAAAAGGTTTTGGAAATTTCCTCCTGTGAAGTGACTGTATTAGAAAGTAAAAAGGACCTAAGCCTCGAGTGAAGCTAGGTCCTATCCTATGAGTATAATAATATGCTCATAATTTTATTTATACAAAATCAATCCTTGATAAGATTGGGAAATGCATCCTGGACCAGCTTTTTAGTAACACCTTTATAGTGAGCAGTTCCTGTTTTTTTAATTAATTTTTTGTCTTTCATCATAACCAATAATTCAGCTTCTTTTGGATGAACACTTTCTAGCATATTAATAAACATTGTTTCTCTTCGAATAGTGTTTAACCTTTCACCTTCTCCACCTTTAATAAAGAACTTAAAACGTTTACATTGAGATTGAATAGCGCCACGAGTAAAACCAGATCTCTCTGCTAATTCAACATCATAAGGTGGCATACCTTCTGGTAAAATAAATTGAATGGTATCATCCATACCACCACGCAATATAGAACGTAAAGCAAGAGAATTATTCTTTTGTAATATTTCTACTTTTTCTTCTTTTGTTTTAGCTTCAGCAGCTTTTTCTAAAACTTCATAAACATATAAGGACATTATAAAAATTCTCCTGCGCATTCGATTAAAAGTTTACAACGATTCTTTACAAGGTAATTCAATACCTTTGACGGGTGTGCTAATTTATGATTTAGATATTTATCTATTGCTTCTTTTTTCAAATATCCCGGAGTTTCAGATAAATCAACTAGCATTTTATTTCGCATATAATTACGATATAACTCTTGGTCTGACGAAATGGTTGCGTCCATTATAAGGTCAGTAATCATAGAAGCTTTTTTTCGAGTAACTGGTGATTGACGAATACTATCAACAAAAGTATTATCAGGACTTAATATATTAGGTACACCATCGCCAGCATCTCCCTTGAGTATATGATTTGTAAGATAATCAATTGGATTTTTATCTTCTACAAACTTTTTAGTCATGGGAGAAAATTGACGGACATTATTATATTTTTGCAATTGGATAAAGTCTTTATCCGCTGAAACGATCAATACTTCTTCATGACAACCAAGCTGTTGTGTATGTTCTACCAACGCACCAATAATATCGTCTGCTTCGCATTTCTGCACACGAATTGTAATATACGGAAAATGATCGCCTAAATCTTCAAAGACTTGATTAATAATACGAAATGCTTCATCCCAATCAATTTCAGATTCTTCTCTACCTTCTTTACGTTTGTATTTATATTGAGGGAAAATATCTTTACGCCAAGATGAAGTATCATTAGCAATAACAACTTGGCCATATTTATCTTTGAATTTTTTGTTATACATTCGAATTGAATTCAAAATCATATGACGTATTAGGTCTTCTTTGATTTCGAGTTTTTGTATAACAATGTTTGCAATTGCAATTGCATTATAATCTATAATAATCATGGGTCATCTCATTCAATCAATTTATAATATATTATACACCACTTTTGGCGATTTGTACACCTAAAATATTTTTACAACATGAAACACTACTGGATTTAAGAATTTAAGTTCATGATGTCTATCATCTAAATCAATCCACATAAAGTGCTTGGGATTTTTCTTTAGTATTTTTTTAGCTGTAAATGTTTTTTCTGCTGGCGCTTTTTCAACAATTGAACCATCTGCTAAAGTTGCTTTTTCACCAGGATAATAGATAGTGATTTGGTATTCTTCTCGCCAATAAGTGTTCCACGAATTAGATATCCATACGCATATAGCCTTCGCAATTTTTAGTTTCCATAGCACCAAAGCTTTTAACCATCTAAAAGGTGCTGTAATTATTCTCCAAACTATCATGTGTCATCTTCCGGCTTATTAAATAACTCATTATGATGGTCCATCATTTTTTGGAGTTCAACTAAAGAAATTTTTGTATCGTCCAAAAAGTCTTGTAAAATATGATATTCACCATCGTGTCTTAATAACATTGCATAAGTACAATTAATAATAACAGCTAAATCGTCAATCATAGCTTTACTGGATAATGGATCATATCCACACTCCAATAATATTTTAACTAACTGATCAATTCCATCTGCCGCAACATTAAATTGCATAGAATCAACTATTTCTATTTTAGAAGCAGCACCAAGGCGAGTTTCTTTTTCCTCTTTAGCTTTTTTTATTCTATCTAATGGAAACTCTATTACATTATTCATACAAATTTCTTAAGTGCGCCTTTCTTACTTTGACTTGAATCCAAGCGTTATAATAATCATCTCGAATTAAAGCATTTCTTTCAATTTGTTCTTTTAATTCTAAA